GGATTGCTTGAGATGGCATCTCGGACAAAACGCTGGTAATTTGTTGCTCGATGTGCTGTTAACCGATCTGCACTCTTGGGTCGTTCGGTCCAGTCAAATCCCATCAGCAACACAACATCGCTTTGTCCAGACACTAGGTGTATGCTGATCAATTCGTCTTTGTTGTCTATTTCAAAAGTAAAACTACCTTCGTACAGTCGCACCCCTCGGGGGCGATCTAGCTCGGCATAGATCGATGAAGGAACATACATATTGCACATTTCATTCATTTTGCGTTTTAACAACTCACGTGCTTTGCCTGCGTCATCACAAACAACATTATCAGTGCTACACCCTCGCCATGTGCGCCAGCCACCCCATATGGCTGCAATGTCTTTGAGCACATTAACATCAACGTCTGGAGGAAACACAGTGGAGTCTGCTACAACCCAATTGATTCTCATTCAACAGCCTTTAGTGTTTTCCATTTATAGTTACCCAGGCACACCCAGGCAAAGGCACCATTGGGAGTAGGGTCAGCATTGAACACAATGTCGCCCTTGGTGCCAGAGTAGTTGGGAACTGTTGTTCCGTGTCCAATCATGTACTGTGCCACACGTAATTTTTTAACAGCAGTTATGCCATCTGTTCCAATGGTCAGTTGTGGTAGTTTGTTAACACCGATGTTCAGTGCTTGATCTCGACTGGTGCCAATGTATGCTTCTTGATTCTTGTACTTGCCTGCGGATATACTGATTTCTTCATCCCATACATTCAGTGCAGAGTCTGGATGTTCTGTATTGACTCCCAGCCGCTTTTTAACCACCACAACAGTTTCGTTTAGACTGGTTTCGCCTTCCACTGTTAGATCTCGAAGACGACCTACTTTTTGTAAATTACTCTGTGTGATAGTTCGTGCCAACTGGTTGCCGGACACCAACAATTGGTCATCAACAGTGACATTGTCAAATTTAATACCGTTCTTTTTAATTTCTTCCGCAACCTGTTCAACCAACCGATCTTTCCAGTCTTGATTCAGTTGTGTTAGCGTCTTGGCACTTATGTCAGCAGCCAGCACATTCCAACTTTGATTATCTGTGTTTATAGATCCTGTGACTGCCAGGTCTTTAACTGTGACTGACTCTACAAACTTGGCAGCACGAGCAGTCAATGTATTTTCAACCACTGTGGTTTCATCTAAAATTGTCAGTTGGCAAGATGTAGCCTGGTCATCAATGCCAGTGCTGGAAAAATTCTTTAACAATTCAATTTTTAATTTGTCCATATTTTCATCTACACGCTGATGAATAACAGTGTTGATGTCAATGGACCCAATGGTTGCTACTGTGCGGTGTACTACCATTTGATTAAGCGTTTTTTCAATCTTTTCTAACCATACAACGTCCGTGAACAATTCTGTAACTGCGGTTCGTGTGATGCGATCTACTTCTTGGTCAACAGTAGTTTTAATAAGATTGTTGTTGACAAACTGTGCAACACCAGGAACTGTGCCTGCGGCAAATAACTCAGCAACACTGGTTTTAACAGCTTCGAGAATTTCGGGCATGGTTGTTGAGTTGGCAAATTTTGAAAGTATACGATCTTGTGTGTACTTTAATATCTTATCTTCAAGAGGTTTAGACCATTCAGTTGATGTAAGGACTCCGTACACATGATCATTGACTGTTTCAGCAATTTGCTGTTCTATCATGCGTGTTATTACATCAGTATCAATCATGTTTTCTCCGTGTGTCAAGTGTTACGCAATGAAACCCACCGCCTAGCGTACGGCTATGGCTTAGCGTATGAGGTATAGCATCAATGCCTTTTGACTTTAATATAGTAATTAGTGCTGTTTGTGCGGCATCTACAATAACTGTTCGGGGATCCAGCACCAACATGTTCATGGCAATCCATTTGGATGCATAGGGATATTGATAAAAGCCCTGTGGTACTACATCGTCGATGTAGATTTTTTCCCAGGAATCAAACGCCGCTGGACAGTTTGATTCAGTTACACGACTGGCATTCAACAATACCAGTCCTTCTCTAACAGGCACAATGGTACTGTCAATGTGTACGCCTGAGTAAAAATTGCACAACTCAATATCAATGGCAGGGAATTGATTGCACAACCAGTCATATGCGGCCAAATTGCCACTGTGACTTTGTAGGTACAGCCAATGGTCTCCTAGTCTGCACACGTTGGCAGCATCTAATATCATGCCTTGATCCCGGGGCATTGTTAACACTTTTTTGGCTTGACGTATGATTTGTTGCAGTGCTTCAGTTTCTTGATTGCGACAAGGATACATCATGTTCACATCAACCACTGTGTCACCACATACTAACAATCTATCACGTGGGCAATAGTTGTACATTCCGCCTAGTTCAACAAAATCCATTGGTTTAGGTCTGTAAACCACTGCACCATAATCAACCAGTATCTCTGTTAACTGATCAAGTTCCGCATTGGCTTCTTCAACAATCCATTCAGGCACAGGACCGGCGGGCACAGGTGTTTCTGTCCATAATGTCTTTGATCCTTCTTCTGCAAACACAGGATCAGTGGTGGGCCAGTTGGCGTTGGTTGCACTGCCAACCACTATGGCTTCTAATGGATCCCATTCGTTGCGACTGTCTATCATAGGTGCCCTGTTATCTGCAAGGTATAACGATCTTCAAGTCCAATGTTGGCAGCCATGTGTGGTGCATCATACACCCATTCTGACGTTTGCCCTGCTTTCCAATTGACATAAGGCACACCATCCACTTCAAGATAGTGCCCGGGCTTCCAGTCTTCTAACAACACCAATGCTCGACGTATTGACTTCTCGCGACCTTGCAAATTAAACAGTTCAATATAACGTTTATACAGGTCTCTATGTACCGGCATCACTGTGCCTGTGCTCATGCGATAAAATGCCAGGCCAATGTCTTGCCAACCTTGTGCTCGGTACATATCTATAAATTTTGGTGCCCACTCTGGAAGTCTATGCCGCATGTCACATAGTTCGCCACAAATTTTACTTTGGTATCCTTGACTTTGCCACAGTTCTAAACTTGCAGGATCATTGAAAGGCTCTTGAATGTAATCCAAGGTTTTAAATTCTTCGTCCCAGAATTTATACAACTGGTATTTCCGTGGATTGTATATCATTTTGTATTGCGTGTGTTTCCGTAGTGTATTACTTCAATGTTGGCTGTTGTTACTGGCATTGATCGCCAAGGATCAACCACAACACTACCCTTAGGTATGTCGCAATAGAACCCATCCTTGACTGCGTTTCCAGTGTAGCCGTATGTTACCAGTCGATTGTGCGCCAGCAACAGCACACAAGGACCAATCAACTCTGACACTACTTCTGTTGGATCATCTGCTAGAGGATCAATATATCTAACATTAAATCCCATGTCTTTTACAAAATGCCCAATCAGCGTTGAGTATGATCCGATGCAGTAGGCAACATCTGGCTTGTAGGCTTTGCCATGAATTACAATGCTCATGCCGCGTTCTTTTGCGGTGTCTGCTAAAAACTCAGCAAGATTTTTTGCTTGTATTTCACGAGCATGCATGATGGTATCAAACATGTCATAGCCAAGATCATATTCTTCAGCTAACCAACGCAGGGCAATGTTGTCTCTGGGATGGCAAGCACCTGCATCGCCCATGCCTGCTGTCATGTATTTGGGACCCATGATACGCATGGTTGAACGAGCCAATGCATTTGTGACCACATCTACATTGATGTTGCCGATCTTCATGGCAAAGTCCTGTATCATGTTTGCCAGTCCAATCTTGGCCGAAATAAATGTGTTGTAAAAGATCTTAATTGCTTCGCATTCGTCCCAGGTGCCAATTTCGTAGCGTGGGTTGTTTTGCATAACTTGCCTGTAGATATCTACCAACTCTCCAGCCAGGGCGTTTGGATTGCCGTCTTCGGTGCCAATCATGATCATTTCTGGGTTGACCATATCCCATTTAACTGATCCCATGGCAATCAAGTAAGGGTTATACAAGAACTGATGCTGTTTATCCAGCAATGGTACAAAGTATTTGCGAGTGGTACCGGGCAATACTGTGGAAATCAACACAACTTTCTTAGGTGATCGGGCATACCGGTTGATGTTTGTAATGGCTTCCTTGACTGCATCATGTCCAAAATCTCGTGGAGTCAAATGACTGGATGGGGTGCTGCCATCATAGCCCTCAGCATGTGGGGTGGGCACAGCAACAAAGATCCACTCACTTTTGTTTATGGTTTCTTCAATCGTGCAAACTTGTACCAGGTCACTGGTTCTTGGGCTTATGTCGTAGCCTCGCACTGTGAACTTTTCTGCCAGCACTTCTGCACATTCCAGACCTAGTTTTCCAATGCCAATGAAGCCTATATTTTTCATACGATGATTATTCTTTCGGATAGATTGTGTTCTTATGTTCTTTATACAGAACAAGTTTATATTGATTGTGTATTAATTTATCGGTTTACAGCACCATGCCCAAAAAAAGTAAACGGGTTTATCTATGCCCACTGAATTTCATTGCTGTAGAGCAATAAATATTTGAATAATAATAACTATAAAGTGAGTAATAATGATAAAAAAAATCTTGCTAGGACTAGCCATCCTTACATGTCTAGCAGTTCCGTCGGCGCAAACTACTGTTGTCAGTACTTCTGGCAATACAACCACCAACGAGTGTGTGAAATGGACCTGGAGTGGAGATGTGTACAGTAGAAAAGTAACATGTTTAGAATGGCGTAAAAAAGAAAAAGAGGAGAAGAAAAAATGATTGATCCAATCACAGCACTTGCTGGCATACAGTCAGCAATCAGCATGGTCAAGAAGGCCAGCAAGGTGGCCAATGACCTAGGCTCACTTGCCCCAATGATTGGCAAGATGTTTGATGCTAAAAGCACTGCTACCAAAGCATTGATGGAGGCTAAAAAAGCTAAGAAAGGTTCCAACATGGGAACCGCACTTCAGATTGAAATGGCATTAGAACAGGCCAGAGCGTTTGAAGAAGAACTTAAGATGTTGTTTATGCAAACAGGCAAGATTGACGTATGGAATAAGATCAAAGCTCGTCAAGCCGAAATGGATGCAGACGATGCTAATGAATTAAGAATGTTCAACGACCAAGAACGTAAACGTAAACAAAAAGAAGCAGAGATGAATGAGTGGGCAATAATCATAGGCGCAGTTTCATTTATTGTATTCATATTTGCTATCGGTAGTTATGAACTGATACAATTTTGTCAGACAGGCAACAGGTGTGGAAGATGAACGAATATCAAAAAACATTTGATATGTGTTTGAAAATATTTGTATATGGAAGTGTAGCTTTATACTTCCTAGGGTTTTTAAAATTCTTACCAGACAATCTATCCGATAAAATAGTCAATGGGTTAATAGGTAGATTTTTACCAGGTTAGGAGTAACTTATAAATGGATAAAATTAAAGATTTTTTTCTAGGTCTGTTGAACTTTGTAGGATCCAGCCCATTCCGATTGTTCACTGTGGTGCTGTTGTGTGTGCTCGGAATGGGTGGTTGGATAGTGTACTCTGAAAAAGATTCGTTCCTGGCCAGTTATCGTGCCCAGCAGGCGCTGCCACGTATGAATAACAACTATGAGCAAGCTGTTAATTTTGTGCTTAAAAACTCTGATGTGGAGTTAGTGGCGGTGTTCGAAGTCAACACACTGCTGAACACACGAAAGTTAGTTTATCTAATTACTCGAGGCGCAGGAATTGACAAATCCTACAATGGAATTAATGTGGGATTACTAACAAAAAATCACAGCAACAATCAAGATGTAATTGCACTGATGTCAGGACAGATTCCCTGCGGACCTTATCTTGCTCCACAAAGTTATATTGGATTTGCATACAAAGATGTTGGTATAAAGTACATGTGCCGTATTAGCGTGCCGTCTGATCCAGGTCTGTTTGTTGGACAAATAAGTGTGGGGTGGAAAGAGTCCCCAATAGACGAAGAATTAACAAAGACAGTATTGACTGTGGCATCAACATTATTGTTTGACAAAAAATGAATAAAATTTTATTAGATTTTTTTGTTTAGAAAAAATCATTAACAATCTATTTGTAAAACTAATTAGCAGGGTCAAATGTTAAATTATAGTTGTTGCCTCTGATACCGTCAATCATGTTGGTATATCGGCGAAATTTATCATTTAAATCAGAATCATACTGGTAGTCTTTGATTACATTAAGCACGTATGATTTAACATCAGGTTTGATAGTCAACGACTGCTCGATTTGATCTTTAAACCGTGACATGTCAGCAGGTGGCACAGAATTTATTCTCATGTAATCCTCGCCGCCAAGTAAAGAAAAGTGTATATTAAAATTTTGATCGTGACACCAATCTATTAACGCAGGAAGAGAATAAATGCTGGTGTGTTGGAATGTGTGATTAACATTTATGCATAAATTTTCTTTTATTATATTTTTTAGTTTTTTTAAATTGGCTTCGATGTCAGAAAAGTTACTGCCATATCTTACATAATCATTATGTTTGCCAACCCCTTCAAGGCTAATGGCAAAATCCACTGATTTAAATTTATTCAATAGCAATAATATATTGTCATTGATTATTGTCATATTTGTCACAAACAACAAACGTACTTTTTCAGGGTGTGCTACACTATGTAATATATCACCAAGTCCCGGTACCATAAAAGGTTCACCACCAGTGAAATGTAAGTATGTAACTGTGGGCAGAACTTTAAGATAGAACTCTTTAAATGCGTCAGAGTCCCACCACTTGTGCTCGCCCGACGCTACACTCCAATTGACCCCAACCGAATTATATTCTGCTTTATTTTGTATGAACTCTGACCAGATACTCGAACTTGAGTAAGGACTACACATTATACATCGAAGATTACAAAAATTTCCCAATTTAAATTCTACATGCCATGGATCTGTGTTGTCAGCAATGCCGTGACGTTTATTGGATGTTGTTCGTAAACTATCATAGCCTAAATTTTCATCGTGCCAACACTGACGGCATCTAGGATCTTCTATACCTGCATCAAGATCTACTGCTAGGCTGTCCATTTCTACACGCCATTCAGGGTAATCACGAATGGTGTAGGATTTATGCCCATCTTGAGGTCTTCCACTGAATTGACAACATGGCAGTAGAGCACCGTTGGTCTCCACACTCAATCCGTGTCGTGCCAATACACATGATTTAGTCATACTATGCTGTGTGCTTTTCGATAACTCCGTCCCACTCAGGACCTGGGTCCGTTTCCATATATGTGTTAATACGATTACGAATGTCGTCGTAGAAACTATCTAGTTCTTTATTCCAACTGCCGATTAAATGTTCCAGTGCTTGATGGCAATAGTTCCAATCACGCTTGCGATAATTTATCAACAGATTGGCATGAAGATCCATTTTGCTTTCAGTCAGCGGCAACTCCATAATTGGAATCGTTTCAACCACACAGTATGCAGTTACCTGTGTATTTCCTGGGATGATGCGAATGGTATCCAATTCTAACACTGTATACTTTTCTCGATAACTTTCAATTTGATCAGGGTCAATAATAATGTTCACGGTGTGTTTCCTTTTAAATATGTATCATGCAATTTACGTTTGATTTAATTTCTGACTTACATCTAGGCTCTACGGACACATTCAACTGGACTGGGTTGGCCACCAGCCCATTGTGCGTTGTTGCCGGTGATATTTCCATGGATGTTGAAATAGTACGAGAAACCCTGGAGCATCTTGGCCAATGTTATCAAGCGGTGTTTTATATCGACGGCAACAACGAGCATAGATATAGTCTAGATTCACTTTCGGGCAGTTATAACATACTAGAAGAAGCCGTTGCTGATATCAAAAATGTAGTGTTTTTGCAAAACAATTGTGTTGTCGTTAATAATGTTGCATTCATTGGCACCAATGGTTGGTGGACATATGATTTAGATCCGAGCATTGATGATGAACAATGCAGATTATGGTATTGCGATATTATGGATGTCAGCATGCCTGTTACCAGTGCTATACACAGCATGGCGTATAACGATGTTGCTTACTTAAGAAACAGTATTAAAACCCTTCAAACACATCCGGATGTTACGTCCATTGTTCTTGTCACGCACACTGTTCCAACTGTAGATTTAATCGATCATGATATGGAAATTACGTCAACTTATAAGTTTAATGTAATGGGAAATTCTCTAATGCAATTGGCACTGGATGGCGATACAGAAAACAAAGTTAAAACATGGTGCTTTGGACATTACCACAATCCCATTGATCAGCATCAAAATGGCATTAGATACGTGAACAATTGCCGAGGCAGAGTTGAAGATTCTACAGAATGGACTCCAACATATTACCCCAAGCGCATTGTTATTGATCTTTAACGTAGGGTTTCAGGTTCTAGTTTAATCTGCAACGGATAATCGTTACTGCGAGCATCCAGTGTAACTTCAATGCCTTTTTGTTCGGCAATTTCATACGGCAAGATTGCAACAACTGCAGACCCAGAATTATGAATATCTTCTGTAATTGTTACAGCAGTTTCTGCGGTGTATTCAAAGTGTTGTATCAAACTTTCAACTACAAAATCCACAGATGTTTTGTTGTCATTCAAGTAGATAATTTTGAATAATGGTGGCTCACGCAATTCTACTTTTGATTTTGACACTGTATTTGTATCTGCCATTTTATATCCTTTATTATGTGGGGGCACCGCGCCCCCACAGTATTTACTATTATATTAAGAAGTGTAAGTGATTGCAATAGCCTTTGGCTTGGCTTCTTCGGGAACTTCACGTCGTAAGTGAATGCTCAAGATACCAAGTTCAAGATGTGCATTGCTGATTTCCACATGATCTGCTAATTGGAATTCTCTGCGGAAACTACGCTCACTGATGCCTTTGTGTAAAAATGTATAAGAGGCATCGGGTGATTCTACAGTTTCGGCACTGTGTTTGCCTTCAATGATCAAGAACTTCTTGTCCTTGGTAACTGAAAGATTGTCAGGGCCAAAGCCAGCCACAGCCACACTGATCATGTACTCGTCTTCATTCACTTGTACAATGTTATAAGGTGGATAGTTAGTGGTGGATTGTTGAGCACTCACACGCATGAGTTCATCAAACATGTTGTCAAATCCAATACCAAATTTGTGAATTGCAGGAATATCAAAACTGCGAAGTGTTAATGTTTTAGTCATTTGTTTTCTCCTTTATTAAGCAAGTTGACTATACTGTGTGGACCCGACCATCGGCATCCACACATGTATTTATTATCGCAAGATCAAATTATCTTGTGATTTACATCATGCCCATTCCACCCATACCGCCCATTTGTGGATTTGCCTGAGCATTATCCCGGGCTGGTACTTGTGCAATAGAGCAGTCTGTAGTTAAGATCAACCCAGCAATAGAGCCAGCATTGACCAATGCGGTTTTGGTAACTTTGGTTGGATCAATAACACCTTGCTCAACCAAGTCACCATACAGGTTGGTAGCGGCATTGTAGCCGTGATTGCCAGACTGTGATTTGATCTGATTGATCACCACGTCTACTGACTCGCCTGCGTTGTTCACAATACAACGAGCAGGTTCTTCCAAAGCACGTAACAGAATGTTCCAACCTGCCTGTTGGTCAACGTTGGCAAACTTGTCAGTACGAGCTTCGAGTGCTTGTTTAGCACGAATCAATGCTGTGCCTCCACCTGCAACAATGCCCTCTTCAACCGCGGCACGAGTTGCGTGTAGCGCATCATCAATACGATCTTTCTTTTCTTTCATTTCAGTTTCAGTTGCGGCACCTACACGGATAACAGCAACACCACCGGCTAGTTTGGCCAGACGTTCTTGTAGTTTTTCACGATCGTAATCACTAGTTGCACTTTCGATCTGCGCACGGATCTGTGCGACACGGTCAGTGATGGCTTGTTTGTTGCCAGCACCGTCAATGATGATGGTGTTTTCTTTGTTTACTTCCACACGAGCAGCCATGCCCAAGTGTTCAACTGTGGCCTTGTCTAGTGTCAGGCCTACTTCTTCAGCAACAACTGTACCACCTGTTAGGATAGCAATGTCCTGTAGCATTTCCTTGCGTCGATCACCAAAGCCCGGTGCTTTGACTGCACATGATTTGATAACACCACGCATGGTGTTGACTACCAGTGTGGCCAATGCTTCACCTTCAACATCTTCTGCCAAGATAAACAATGGCTTGCCACTCTTGGCAACGCCTTCTAACACCGGCAACAAGTCGCGGATGTTGCCAATCTTCTTGTCAACCAACAACACAAAAGGATTGTCAAGTTCAACTGTTTGTTTTTCTTGATTGCTGACAAAGAATGGGCTCAGGTAGCCACGGTCAAACTGCATGCCTTCTACCACTGCCAACTCATTGTTCAAACTCTTGCCATCTTCCACAGTGATTACACCTTCTTTGCCTACACGTTCCATTGCTTCGGCAATGAGATTGCCAATGTCTGTGTCGCTGTTGGCACTGATACTGCCTACCTGTGCAATCTCTTTGGTGGTGTTGCAGGGCTTGGAAATTTTGTCCAACTCTGCCACTGCGGCAGTGACTGCTTGGTCAATGCCACGCTTCAAGTCCATTGGATTATGGCCTGCAGTGACATACTTCATGCCTTCTTTCACAATGCTTTGTGCCAACACTGTGGCAGTGGTTGTACCATCACCTGCTTTGTCTGCAGTCTTACTAGCAACTTCCTTGAGCATCTGTGCGCCCATGTTGGCCAGTTTATCTTCAAGTTCGATTTCACGTGCAACTGTCACACCGTCTTTGGTGATGTGTGGTGAACCATATGCTCGTTCAATAACAACATTGCGACCCTTGGGACCAAGTGTCACTTTGACTGCGTCTGCTAGAACGTTTACGCCTTCGACTAATTTAGCACGACCTGCGCTGCCAAATACTACTGTTTTTGCTACCATTGTTTATTCTCCTTTATTTACAATTGCCATTACATCGGTTTCGTACACGATGTTAAATTCTTCGTTGTCGACTTTGACTTTTTGCACAGCAGTCTTGCTGAACAGAACACGATCGCCAACTTTGACTACCATTGGCACCAGTTTACCATCTTCGGCAATACGGCCAAGGCCAACAGCAAGTACATCGCCTTGGCTGGGTTTTTCTGCTGCCGCATCTGGAATAATCAGACCACTGGCAGTTTTAGTTTCTGCCTCGATCAAACGCACAACAATGCGATCACGGATAGGGATTAATTTCATAGTTTTTCCTTATAATAAATGAATCAATAGAATAGTATAACATAAGCCGATGGCTATGTCAACTGAACTGGGTTAAAAAGGTTATGTGCTGATGCTGTGATCAGGTGGTGACAGGTTTTTGATCATTTTTTCTCCTTTAATAAGCAAGTTAATGTGATGTAGCCCCGAAGGCACTACAAAGATATTTATACCGGGAAATCAGAAACCGTTAAGAATTTTGTTGTTCTAGGTTAATAGGTGTAGCGACTTGTGTTTTATCAATGGCAATTTTTAAAATATTGCGCGATTGATAATCTTTTAAGTTGTACATATGGGGAAGTAGTACTCGTTCAAGTTCTGTGTGCAATCCGCGAGCACCTGTTTTTGTGGTAATTGTACGTTCTGCAATCAAGTCTATACTGTCAGCATCAAAGTCCAGGGCCACACCATCTTGATTAAACAACCATCTGTACTGACTGACCAAGTTGTTTTTTACTTCTGTTAAAATAGTAATAAGTTGAGATTTAGTTAGTTCTTCCAACTGTATAATAGATGGGAACCGTCCTACAAACTCTGGAATCATTCCGTAACGTACCAAATCGTCAGGTGTGATTGCTTCGGATACAGTTTCTTTGACAGTGCTGGCGCCAAACCCAATCGACGTGCCTTGTGTACGTGCTTTGATCACTTTGTCTAGTCCAACAAATGCACCACCTACAATAAACAGTATGTTGGCAGTGTCAATGTCAATTGTTTCACTGCTGGATGTTTTGCGCACTCCTTGATTTGGCACTTTACAACGTGTGCCTTCGATCAGTTTGAGCAGTGCTTGTTGAACACCTTCGCCACTGACATCACGTGATACAGTACTGCTTTCACCTTTGCGAGCAATCTTATCTACTTCGTCAAGAAAGACGATTCCACGTTGTGTGCGTTCAACATCGTTGCCGCTGGCGTGATACAATCTAGCAATCAAACTGTCAACATCGTCACCTACATAGCCTGCTTCTGTCAGCGTTGTGGCATCTGCAATGACAAAAGGCACATCCAGGTATTTGGCCACTGTGCGAGCCATTAGTGTTTTACCTGTGCCAGTTGGGCCGGTCATCAAGATGTTGGCTTTTTGTATTTCGTTTTCGGGATCTGCATTGCCAATACGTTTGTAGTGATTGGCAATTGCTACACTTAACACAATTTTGGCAGTGGTCTGGCCAATTACATATTGGTCCAGATACCGATGTATTTCACGTGGATCTAACACTGACTCTGTTGTGGGTTTCTTGTCGTGTTCTTTTGACAACAACAGTCCGTGACAAAATTCCACGCACTCGTTGCATATACCAACATTGTGTCCTACAATTAGTTTGCCCACTTGATCTTTGTGCTTGTTACAAAAATTACAATGCGTGGGTGTTGTTTTAGCGATCATTTTATTGTCCGGTCAACCGGCGTTCAATTTGTTCTTGTTCTGCTTCGCTTAACAGATCTGGATCGTATTCGCCCGAGTCAATTTTCACAATCAAGTGATCGATGTAGGCTTCATTGTATGCATAGCGATTGTTTAATTGCTTGTCTACCTCTATCCAATTATTTCCATTGAACTTATACAGTACACTTGGCAACCGATCAACACGCAAGAAAGTATCGCCTTTCTTTGGACTTAACGGAAATGACGTTCCGAACCCAGTGGTGTTTTCTTTTGCGGGTGCGTTGTCAGGAGTTGGTCCTAGGTAGTATTTGGAAGACATCCAAGGTAGCGTATCAATCTTACCAATTTCGTACAAACGTTGCTGAGCTTTTAATGTTTGTCCAGGATTTTCTTCTTTCCATCGACGTGCGGCTGTTTTGGCTTCAGCATCCATTCCGTCCAGGTGATCATCTTCTGTATCGGGTGTTTGAATATCGGTGGTAACGACATTCGTGTTGACTTCTTCTGTTTTAACAATCCTGTCAGTAGGAACTTCTGCCACGGGTAAATCTTCGTTTGCGTCATGTTGCTCTCCATTTGTGTTACAATCTTTGTTGGGACAAAATAGTCCAATGCCTGGTGCGTCTACTAGTGTGGTGCCACATTTGGCACAGTCAATGGCAGTGTCTTCTGGAAACAAGGTGCTTTTAACAACCAGGTCTCCAGTTGGTAAATCTTTTACTAGGTCTTGTAGCTGTTCAATTTGTTCGTCACTGAGTGGGCCGTCATCTGCTGGGTACTTTTTTTCTCTGTTCCACTTTAGACTCTCAGTAGCAGCCAACAGCATCATGATGGCCAATGGATCAAACACTGTGACCAATATTATAATAACCCATCGAACTGCTTTTTCTAATAGATTAGTATCAGGGTTGTCACCATAGATAAGTGCGGCTATGTATTTGATAGGGCCAACTTCGGCTTCTACTTTGCGTACTTCAGCCGCGATGGGCGCACGTTGTTCGTTGAGTGCTGTGATTTTTTGTTGTGCTGTTGCAATGTCTGCAAGGAGGCGAGCACGTTCTTTCTGCTGGGTTCTGCGTATGCTGACAGCTTTGTCTGCCCCTTTTTCGTCCTGACTGCGACCCATAACTTGGTCCACAGCCTCATCCATCTGTTTGAGAGCTTTGCGATTAGCATCTATGTTTTCTTTTTCGACCTTGATCTTTTCGTCATACAAAGCAATTTTGGCTTGTACATCACCGGATACCATGCCTTGGTCCATGTGTGCTTTTGAAAGGAATCCAAAGATGCCCATACTGGTGATGACCATGAGCATGAACACTGCTGGCACCAAGTAAGCCTTCATTAACCAACGGCATTGGCGCCAGTATTCATGTAGCCACAGTGTGACTACAATTTTTGCCAGTTCCAGTATGCCGCCCATGATTATAATAGGCACCACAGCGGCAGCAAATATGGCAGCAAGACCGGCAATTGAATACCAGGCCGCAATAACCGACAGGCTCAATGCTACTGCTAATGTAATCAAACTTAGAAACATAATGTAATATTTATCTGTGTTAGTTCCATGTCCGGTGTACTTCGGCAATCCACTCACGACCGTCGTATTCGTCTATTTGCCAGTCTACAGAGGCAGGAATCTCTACAACTTTTAATTCAGCAAAATTGCCATTGGCTCGTTCTCCCAATTCACGCACAACGGACACTAGTACCGGATCATCACGTGGAATATCACTGCTGTACCAGATTTTTCCATTGACCAGAATTAGCGGACCATATCGTTCAGTGTCGAATCGACTTTCACGATCTTGTGTTGTATAGTCAGTTAGCGATCGTTTTAGATACAACAGTTCGGCTTCTTGACTTAACCCGTAGCCACCGTGGCATGAGTTGATGACCACATACCGAACGCCTTTGAGATAGCGTATGAGTTTTTCTTGTTCGGTTTCTTGTATCATTCATCGAATAGATATTCGTAATTGACCGATGTTGTGTTGACTTGTAATACCACTGCACCATTACGCAGATGAAAACGTCGAGCCATTTCTGTTTGTGGGCTCAATGTTATAAATCGTTTGACTGGCATTGTATCTTTGATCAGTTTGGCAGCACCCAGCACAAGTTCACGACCAGCACCAGGCCGGTAACTCCATACTGTATAGAATACCACAATTTCACCAATAGGTTCGTCGGGTGTGGCAGGAGTAGAAAACTTTTCCAGTTCGCCTTCGTCAGTTGGCACTTGATTACAAAATGCCGCACAAATCACAGCCAGTACTTCGTTTGTGCTGTCATCTTCTAATACAAATACTTCTCTATTGGGATCCACACGCCAAAAGACCGGCAGATGCGGACGAACAGGATCGTCCTTGATAAAATTTAAATAATAGTCTGTTCTTACACTTTTTATTACGGCCATATTATCCTAAATCTTGTGCGTAGTCATTTGCAAACTTGTCCAACTTGTGTTGCTCAATTGCGGCTCTCAGTGCTTGCTCAACAAATTCATTAAATGTCATGTCCTGGTCATGTGCCAGCTTCATGTACTTCAACAGCTCTTCATCTGAAAAGTCCACTTGCATTTGTACGCGAGTGTCGTAGGCCTTGCCGGCCACAATGGCTTCTAACTTTTCCAAGAAATCTTGTTCAACATCCAAATCAATGTAGTCAACATTGTCCCAGGCTTGATTGGCCGACTCGCCACGTTGAGCAGCCTCGGCTGCATTCTTGTCCTGGTACTTGGGGTTGATCAAGCGATATGCACGTTCGTGTGTGTAGTCACACACTGTCACTTCATATACCTTTTGACTTTTGGTGCTGAACACAATATTGGCACTCCAGCCACCTACCCCGTGAACACCGTTCCACGCACTCAGTTGATGCGAATTAGAACCGTAACAATTCCATCCGTAATCGCCGCCTTCGGAGATACGGTAATTAATAGCTTCCATAAATTGTTGCATTGTGATCATTTTGTGTCTTTCATAAATTAAGGTTAATTTGTCGGAAAAGGCCAATTGGCATTGTTGCTTTGTGTTTTTTCTTTTGTTTTTAGCTTAATATTTTCTTCAATCACTGTGCCATCATCTTCGCACAGATCAACTTGGTATGGTGCAATGACGTGTACTGCGGCATCTTCTTCGGCCCAGTCATGCTCACCATCATAGAGCCAACCAGCACCACCTTCGTAGTAAAGTTCTTTGAGTTCTTGTTGTTCAAGTTCGCCGATATCATCGCTGAATTCCCATTCAATGCTGACACTGTCATCAAACTCACAGCCCCACCCTGCATCTGTTCGAGCATAGGCAACAGGATCACCGGACCAGGGAAGATTGCAGTCTAGGTCTTCTTCAATGAATCCTTGTCCCCAACGATATGTTTCATCTATGTTAAACCAACTGATGCTACCGTCTGGATTTTTACGATACATCTCTACATGCCAGACAATGCTTTTCTTTTCCAGTGGTTTAATTAGATAAACTCGACTCATTTAACTTCCCTGGAAAGCATCAAAAATAAGAGCGCCGGCAATTGTAAATCCCACTATGGCAAGTGCATAGTTGCCATTAACCAATGCACTTATTCCAGATAGTACATTCAACCCGCCAATTGTAAGGCTGATTTCTTTTCGGTTACGACCAACCCATATAAAAAATTTATCTAACATCAGTTTTCTCCTTGTGCTACTACCATACCATCCTCATCAGACAGTTCCAACGGACCTTGTAAGATGTATTCTGTATCATCATTGCGCCACCCCAATTCTTCCATACCGTCAAAATAATCTTCATCCCAGGCTGCTTCAATCTCTGCTTGCTCCGCTTCCGTCATGTCTTCTGGAAAAGTCCAATCAGCCCAACAGCCGTCATCAAGACTGGTCAGTTCCCAGTCGTAGTCGCTTTCGCTTAGATTATATCCATCAGCATTGACCAAGTCAATCTCTGGTTGCTCATCGCTTTCACAATAGAATTCGCCCCAGCGATAACCTTCTTCGCGAATGATTGTTTTGCCGTCTTTGCACCAGAACTGTCGTTCAACAGCAGACTTTTTGTGCAGGGTTTTTAATATCCAGGTTGCCATGATTAGTCATCCCGTTCCATCTCTGTAGTTTCTTTGATCAGGGCCTGCAATTGATCCAATGCAGGAACCATGAGCTTGACTGTTTTATAGTCGCCCTCACTGTCGCGCCCACCCACTTCAATCATGTATGCATTGTCATACATGTATACTTGAAACGATTCGCTGACCTTGACCAACTTGTCACTGATTTTGTTTACTGTTTTAGTTTTTGCCATGATGTTTTCCTTGTATTGTGTATATTATATGATATTTTAATCAACGTGTCAACTCTTAACGCTAAACTCTTCTTCTAAATCTTCATCGTTATAGAAGAAACCTTGTCCTTGATCGTATTTGTTCTGTGCCAGTTGTTCAAATGTTTCTCCGTTGTAAAATTTCCTAATGACCATACGCCATCGTTCTTCAGGATAATCAATTAGTTCAAATTCGTCAATTCGACCGTAGCCATCATAGGTGCCGCTGACACGATCGCCATTCTTAAACAGCACAACAACATCACTAGCAAATGCCCAAGGCGTATTTCTTACTGCAACCTCTGCCATTACTGGTTTGTCTGATTTGGCACAACGCCAACTGAAGAATCCCATTATTCAACTCCAAACTGTTGTTTGTTCACAATTTCTCTCCTGGTTCAAATCCACGGAATCGCACAAAGCGAGGAAATCTCAAACTGTATGATCCGTCTTGGTTTTGAGTAACTGCGTCCGCTTCAACCTCAACCACCCGATCAAGAAGCTCATTGCGAGCGGTCCAATACTCATCGCGATTGCTATCAGACAAACCGCTACCAACATTAACACGAATATTTCTGTCATTATCGACTCCTTCACATATTATAGCACCCAACCGGCCTAGATTGCGACCGGTTCCTTCTTCAAAACCCACAATATTGAGATCAACTGTGATTGTGGGTTTCCATTTCATCCAGAAGTCCGAACGTTTGCACTCATATGGCGCATCCATGCTCTTGATCATAATGCCTTCGTAGCCTTCTTCTACACTGGCTTCAGCAAACCTACGCATGACGTCATGTCCTTCTGCTGTGTCCAAGTCCACATCCATGCCGGGCATCACACGCACACAACCATTTTCTGGCAGGTGTGCTTGTGTACGTTTCAACAAGTCAATGCGTTTGTGTTGCTGTAGATTACAGAAGCCTTCGCGGAACTCACTCAGTGGCATGATATCAAACACATGGTACACCATGTCTGTAGTTTTGGCATCTCGTTTGCGCTGTGCTTGCTTCATCAAGTCTTGAAAGTTCTTGCCTACAATCTCACCATCCAGCACAAACTGTCCACCAAAGCCTGAATTGTTTTGAAATGCTTTGCGATGTTCTTCAACGAAATCTGCAATCTGTGGAAAGTTCTCAAACTCTTTGCCATTGCGGCTGTACAATGTACACACATCTCCTGACACCACTGCTAACACACGCACACCATCCAGTTTGACTTCTAGACGTTTGATGCCTTTGAGTTTCTTGGGATGGTCTGTAGAATCCTGGGCCAGTTGGCAACTGAATACAGGAATCTTCCATTCAGTTTTACCCAACACCTTGTTTAGTGTTTTTTCTGATATACCGCAACGCAGGTCTTTGATCAACACACGCCGGGCCACGTTGTTCCATTCATCTGAATCAAACTGTTGGCTACATTCATCAATGGCCTCACGTGCTCGATTACCTGTGACGCTACGGGTACGCAGACTTTCTAACAACGCCCAAAACTTAGGCCACGGATTTGATTGACTGGTTAAGCCCTCAGTCTCGGGCACTTGCCGGATGCCAAACACATAAAAAGGATTGTAGGCTTGATAACAATTGAATAAGAATGCCTGCGCATCTGCACTGCCCAACTGGGAGGCTATTAATGCCTTTTCAATAGTTTTTTCTTTATGTATTCGACTGTCCGAGCTTTCCAGGTCAAGAATCCAACCTGCTACCATTGTGCCCGCAAACCTTGGGTCTGAGAAGTTTGTTTCATTCATATATTTACTCCGTTACCACGAACTATTATAAAACACTTTTAGTCCACAAAACAATTCTGCACGAGCGTCGCGAACAAACTTGAGATCTTGTTCCTTATAGTGCTCATCTGCTTCATTGCCAAAAAAGAAACCTGACGTACTGGGCAGTGTACCACTCATGATATCCAGTTCAAGGATTTCAAGATCGTCCCATGTAATTTCTAATTCAATACCATTGAAGTTGGCGCTGTCACCCTTGCCGCCATTGCGACTTTTCCAAAGTTGTTCCATCCATCCGTGCAGATTAGGATGCTTGCGCCAGTAGGCAATCTCACGAGGCTGTTCTACTGTCTTGTTAACAAACTCTTTGGTATCATCGTCAAATTCGGCACTCTCATAAAACTCACGTTGTTGGCCTTCCTTTGCGGCCACGTATGCATACATGTCAAGTCCCATTATCTTTCTCCTGGTTTGTTGACGGAAACTAGGTGCAGGCACTTACCTGTTCCGAACACGATTGATCACTTCATTGGCAGCTTGAAAGCCATTGTGCTGTTCTGTTTCTAAGAATATTTCTGTTACTTCATTTTGTAATTCAGAAAAAGCGGCACGGAACTGGGCCATCTCTTGTTCGGTCAAATGCATCTGCATTTTGTAGTTAAAGATCTTGTTGTTCATGCCACTTCCAACATGTTGGCCGGCACATTGAATACACCGCCTGGCGTACTAACCAGTACAAATTTAATTTTAACTTTACGAACGTTGCCAACGTAGGTCAAGCCGTTGCGGTTGCTGGTAAACTTTACTCGGTCACCAATGCCAAAGGCACGGGTCTTTTGTTTGGTCAACTGTGTGCGAGCAAACTTCACTGCATCGATCACTGTAGACAGTTCGTCATTGGTAAGATTACCAAACATAATAGCAGAGTTAATATCTTTGACATTCATCTTGGGCTCCTTTTTAATTACTATACAAGTATTATAGCAAATGGTGATTTATTGGTCAACCAAACTAATTAACACTGGTCGATTCTGTGCTCTTCAATTTGGAAATTAACTTGTGAAATACATCTTCTTGTGGGGGGTTTGACATTGAGAATAACATTGGCGAGACCCACACGTGCCTTTTCTTCCGAAGAATAAACTCCAAAAATATTGTCGTCTTCCATGGAGTTATTATCTAAGACTTTTATAACCCAGAATTTTTCTCCACCTTTTTTAGGTTTGTAAGGAGTATATTTGCCGTCAAATTCTAAATTAAACGGAACTATTTTCATTCTTGCTCTTGTTTGGTAACTCATCATAGGATTATATGTTTCCTGCAACTTACAAGAAAGTTCTGCTCTTTCTTTCTTGGGATAAACAGCGTAAGTGTACCATTCTTCAAAAGGGTCTTTTGAAATTTCCTGTAACTCTACTACCCAAATGCCGTTTAACTGTATTTCTGCCGGTACTTTACTTGTTGCCATCTCAGGTTCCTTTTTAATTACTATACAAGTATTATAACAGTTTGGGAATTACAGGTCAACTGAGTCCCAGGTCTTGCTCACTTCCATTTCGTCCACCAAGGCCTTCAATAACAATACCAACTTGCGGTAATACTTGGCGTCATTTTCATGTGTGTTACCCACATACCAGACACCGTCACGCATGATGTAGTACCACTCTGCCCCACAGTCGTTGGCACGATCTAAGAACGTTTCAAAGGTATGATCTGTTGCAAAATCTGTACCGTCTTCATCGCGGTCACGACCGTAAAACACAGTTACATTTTCCATAGGCGAACCAAAAGTATGGAACTCACCATCTGGAAAATCAACATCGCGTTTCAAAGAAGACACATCGCCCAGTGACACCAGGTGGTTGGCCTTGGCACTGTCATAATAGTGCTCTTGCAATATCACACCATTGTGTTCTAAATAACCGTCCCAGTGACAGTAGACTGATTTGCAAACGTCACCATGCATGACACCAATTCTTGAACGTGTACCCATTTTATGCTACCTCTTTCTGTTGTTGCAACCAAAAATATTCATTAATCAAATCTGAGGGGAAATCCTCATGGTACCAAAAATAGTACCGAGCAGATTTCAATCCTAGTGCCTTTTTTACAACATCAAATCCCAAGTCAAGAACATCATTCTCTGCTGTGATATTGGGATTGATTGCAAATACATCTTCGGCAAAACTTGACATCTTTTTTTCCTTTTTTCTTACTATGTTTACATTATAGCAGTTTGGGAATTATCAGTCAATCAATCTAATCTGCTTCCAGCGTAGACCTGTGTCAGACCCAACTTGGTCTTCAGTACCTCTGCGTAGGCCTCAGCACCTGCTTCTAAAATGCTAATTGATTGGGTTGGGAAACCGCTGGGGTTCCACAGTTGGAGACTGCCAGTGTAGTCCTTACGGAAGCCCGCGGCCTGTAGCCACTTGCCCAACTTTGAGTTAGACCGTACGCCAAACACGTTGACCCAAGCAAAGCCACAAGCATCACGATCGCCATGCTTGGCGTGGAATGCTTTGGCCGCTGAGCGGGCTTGGATACCTGCTTCGTTGGTTGCGTCTTGTACCAACTGCTCTGTGATCTGTGTTGCGATTGCTGTCATTTTGGAATCCTTTTTAGTTTCTATACAAGTATTATAACAAATTGGGAATTTTGGGTCAACCGTTTTTGCGGTCCATAATGTACTCAAAAAGCACAAATTTTGCACGATTTAACAGTTGACGCTGATCTTCAATGGTGTTAAAGTCCGGCTGTTCGTAGGCCATCATCTCTTGTGCGTCACTCATCATGCTGGCCACTACCATTGCGGGACCAGAGAATCGAAAAGTGCTGGACGATTCTACTGCTTCACGCATTTGAGCTTCGGTGGCGCCATACATACGAATTTCACGTTTTTCTTGCTCGTTTAAAGTAATCATTTCACCTAATGTATCGTATCTTAAACCCATTTTCAAACTCCTTTTTGTTAAACTATGCTATATTATAGCAAATTGGGAATTTTCGGTCAACCACGCAACCGCTTCATTAACAACTGATTTAGGGTTGGTTTGAGTCCCAACTTCTTGCGTAAGAGTTCACCCAGGGTTGGTTTTTTGGTTTTTTTCATCTTTTTTTCCTTTTTTGTTTTCATACTCGTATTATAGCAAATGGGAAATATTCGGTCAACCAAATGCTTTTACCAGCCCAGAAAGCCCAATTATTACACTTACAAGATTCACAAACATCTGTGGTTTATTTGCAACACGCACAGTCCAGGCTAAAAACAGTAAGGTTCCTATAAAAAATGTAAGGATATTGTAAGGATAAGCCTCAGGACCCACAGCGTTTAAACTGTGACCTGCTACTATAAAAATAGCCCCGGCCCACTGTAGTATTTCGTTTGTATCTAATTTCATACCTTAATTATAGCAGTTTGGGAATTATTGGTCAACCAAAATCACAGTTCAATAGCCCTGCGAAACACAATTTCTTGCCGGGCAAAAGCGTCTAATTCCCAGGGCTGTTGCAAATATGCCACATTACGTCCGTAGTATTTGCCGTTCCATTTTTTGCCTTTGGGCATGATTTTTAGGATGCCTCGTGCCATTTGTCGCACATGCACCAACTCGTGTGCCAGGGTCACGCCCAGTGCATACAAATTTCTAGTGGGTTTTAATACCACCAAGTAAGTGTCAAGTCCTGTCAACGGCACAGTGGTGCCCATTTCCTCTAAATCTGAGTCCACTTTGATCATGAGCAATCGGCGATTTTTCACAAGCCCTAACTGGGCTAACATACTAGGAACCAGTGCTTCAATATACTGTTTGGTCTTTGGGCCCGCTTCAACATGCAATTCCATATGTGCCTTTTTTTACTATATGCCCAAATTATAACAAAATACCAATTTTGTGTCAACCGATGCTGAGGCTGTGGCGTTATATATGTGTAGCCAGGAAAGTCCGGGTCTACAGTTTCTAATCAAGGAGATACCATGAAACAACTTATCGCTTTAATCGCCACCACTGTTGCTCTTTCTGCATTTGCTCAAGCACCTGCTGCCAAGAAAGAAGAAAAGAAAGCAGAAGCCAAACCTGCTACCACAGCCCCTGCCGCTCCTGCGACAGCAACGCCTGCAAAAAGTGAGCCTGCTAAGAAAGACGCACCTAAAGCAGACGCCAAAGCCGCTACTCCGGCAGCGAAATAATCTTGACGATGATGACTTTGTCATAGATGATGAAGTCACATTTGGACGTAATCGCCGAAGCGCAGAGTTTGGACAACTAGTCCTGGACGACGAACTTTCCGATTATGTAAAATTTAGATTATGGTTGGCCAGAATGCTGGCACTCAAAAGGTATCATGAAACGCACGGTACCACATAAACCCACTCTGAGTGGGTTTATTTTTGGCTGTCTATATTAGTAGAAACCATTAGAGATATTGCGTTGCAACATAAATAACTCAGTAGACACCACGAGTTTCTATAAAACTAAAGGAAAAAGCAATGACAGCAACAATAGCAAAACTAATTGAGCGTCTAGCCGAAATGTTCCCAAGACAGAACTATCAAAGCAAATTAGACGCTTATCTCGCGAGTAAAAACGTACAAGACATCTGTGATGTAGACCACTGGACTAGAGAATTTGATCGTCGAGGAAGTTATCTATGAAAAACTTTATCAACACAGTTTATGACGGTCTAATTGCCTGGGCAGAAATAATTCACGAATATCGTCAAAGTTCTGCTAGCAAATTTCATTATTGGAAGTAATCATGGACATAGAATTAGTTACAATTCAGATCATTGTGTTTGGTACAATCATTCTTATGTACCTAGCAGAGGAGTTTAATAAATGAACTATTTAAACACATTATTGATGTTACTACGCTGGTCAAAAGACGGTTGGGAAGTTCATCCTATTGACTTATCTACCGACTTCAACGGCTGGGTTTAATAAACCACTTGACTCTGCGCTTCTCTTTCGAAGATTCTAGAACTGCTTAACACAGCTTGCGGTGGCGGAGTTGATGGTATTGGGTCTACAGTAGTAGCTGATGTTCCTACTCCTGCAACATTAAGTCCTTCTGTTGTGCGGCCTTCGCGCAGTACTGCCACAGTGGATTGCCCAGCACTTGCGGATGTAGCCACATTTTCTAAATATTGTGCAGAACCGCCAACCTTGGTATCAAGTCCATAGCCCGGCAACGAAGATACAAAACTCATGATAGACGTTTGACTATTACCTATTACGTTGCCGATATCTATACCTGCTGTAACCTGCAATCCAGTTTCCTTTGTTATCTGTGCGCTGATTGCCAAAAAGTTTGTGTTGAGGCTGGCGGTTTCTGTTGGGTTAGCATTGGCAATATTTCCAATAACGTTTGCGGCGTCAGATATCAACGACAATACATTGCCATTGTCTGACACTATTGCATTTGCCAATATGCCATCATAGATAGTAATTAAATTATTCAACGATCCTGCATCGTACAATGTATCAATAATACTAATGCAGTTTCCAATGCTGTCAGTAACAGTGGTGCCAGCCGCAGTTCCCAGGATGTCGGTTAACAATATAGTACCATTTACACCAGATCCTGTTGCTATACTATTTGCATAGTAGCTCACTGCTGCCGTCGGTAATGGTTGGGTCTGTGCTTCGATCGCCAGCAAACCTTTGTTGGTTTCTGCCGCTAAAAACGCTTCAGACAACTGTGGTAAATTCATACGACTGATATTTGTAACCTGATCAAGTGAGCAGGACAATGCTTTGTTGACCAGTGCCAGCCCTGGGGTTGTCATAACGCTCAGTCGCTCATAACTTATTCCGGCCTGATCAGCAGCCACTATAGGTTCTAACGAACTATTTGGTGTGTATTGATTGCCGGAACCTGTGTTGCCGGAAGTGTCTCCTGTTACAGGACTAGCAGCGGAGCCTGCAGTGACTGGATTTTCACTTTGACGTATTTCGCAGGCCAGTGGTCGATCAATTGCTCTTACAGCAGCCTCTTCGTCAAGTATAGCCTGACTCTGTTCAGGAGTCAAGTTATCGTAGTCAATTGGTGGTTCTGGCGGGGTCGTAATGTAAATAGCACGTGGGCCATCTGCAGTTGGCATTGTTAAGGATGGATAACTGTTGGGCAACATCACAGCAGGATTCAACAAGTCTGCCAATGTGTTGATGTTTGGTGTCCAAACATCTAATATTCTTAATATATTTGCAAGCTCGTCGCCTGTGACACTACGTAATGCGTTATACATAATTTTTTGCACAGTGTCAGTTACTATCACAGCAGGATCATTGAGATTTAAAATAATGTTGTCAGGCACGCCAGCCTGGCTCAGTATTCCTATCAACGGACTGATTGTTCCAGCACGACGTGATATCTGTTGTATCAGTGCCAATGGCGTTCCGTAATTGTCAAGATTCCCTAGATCTATGTAGTGGCCAGAATTGAACAAGTCATCGCCCATTGCAGCCGTGGCCCGATTGATTTCAGTAAGTCCTGCAGTGACAAGATTGTCCATGCCGGTAAATGTAGGACCTAGATAACTGTTGGAGTTTACTGCACTGTTGATAAAGACATTTACAGTTGAACAATAACTGTCGGCTTGGGTAAACGTTTGTACAAATTTACTAAGGTCACCGTCGCCCATGTATGCTTCTGCTGTCAGTGTGACAATGCCTGTCATTCCGGGATTGGCCAATGTGGATGTGACAATTGCTGTGGTGCCAGGAACTATAGAATCAGCCAATGCAGGGCAACTTGTATTGGCAAATGTTTGTAATAACAGTTGTGTTGATCCTGGCAATCCACTTGCATTGCCAATAGCGTCTATCAAAGGAGTCAATAACAGGGTTGATTTATATGCATCAACTGTAGCAGTTAGATTTGCATTAACACTGTAGCCTTGATTTTGAAACAAGCCAGCGGCAGCTTGTAGTTGTAGTGGAGACAATGATCCCGCCATTATCCTACCCTTACGTCAGGACTGCCGCCTGTTCGTGCATGTCCACAGGTGTCAACATTGCCAGTTCTAACAACAGGTTTTCCACCAGCACGTACTGTGCCGCTACCACCAGCAGTGCTTGCGGCAACATGTGGTGCATGTGCTTTTGCTGGCTTCCATGGCGCATGAGCAGAAACGCCTGTGCCATCAACCACAATAGGCTTGCCGTTAACTCGTACTGATGCCACACCTGCTGTGGCTGCACCGCCTTCTGAGTTTGTATCACCTTGTCTTTGTACTGCTGGCATGTTGTTCCGTTCTTGTCAATTATTTATCCAGCAATTTACACCAATTTAATACCAGTGGTGCTTTGTATAAACTGATCAGCAAACATCTTGTCTGTGACTGCAACCACTGTAACTGTGCTTTTTGACAATTTAATATCTTTGTCTGGGCTCACTGTAAACAAGTAGGGCATCAGTCCTGGACCTTGGGCACCCATGGCAATCACCATTGGGCGTGATAGCTTGTAGTGTGCATCAGTTTCTTCCACTAATTTTCCAATCAGCTCTTCACCGGACGTTAGTTTAAACGTCACTACTTCACCTACTGAGGCGCCTTTGTCAATTAACATATTATAATACTCCATCGCCGTAGCCAACAGCGTTTTCCTGTTCAAATAACTTTTTAAGTTCTGTAAATCCGCCAACAAGTCTATCATCTAAAAATATTTGCGGCACGGTTCTGGCAGTCGGTACTGCTTCTAATAGTTGTTCTCGGGTCCAATCTTTACTTACATTACGTTCTTCAAACTCAATGCCATTTTGCTTTAACAATGCTTTTGCTTGGTCGCAATAGGGGCACTGATCTTTACTCCATACAGTTGCTTTCATATTTTTCCTTTTATTTTATAAATTTGGCAGTTCGTCGTAATCTAACGTGTCACTCATGATGCCAATAACATAGTTAGTCGACTCGTTCTCCTGCAGTGCAGTTTGTTTGTTCGATGTGTTGACGTGTTTGTTAAACCAGGGAATCGGTGTGCTCTTGGGAGCAGGTGCTAGATATTTAATACCAATTTCTTTTAATGCGGCAGCGGCTGTGTAGTCCACAAAGTCACGCAGTATGTTGGCATTGAGTCCGATCACAGGCCCAAACTTGAACAGGTATTCTGCCCATTCTTTTTCTTCACGAATAACATCCATGTACAGTTGATACACTTCTGCTTCGCATTCGCCTTTGATGGCTGCAAAGCGTGGATCTTCTTTCACAACTTGATTGATCAAAAATGCAGTCCACTCTTTGTGTAGTATTTCATCTTGCAGGATCAATTGAATAATATTACCATTGCCAATGAAGATCTTGTTCTCTACCATGGCTAGGCTTGTGGCAAACGATACCATGAAGCGAAATGCTTCCAATGCGTATGACGCATGCAGTGCCATCCAAATTGCTTTAATATGTTCACGTTCTGGAAAGTCTTCTAATAGTTCTTTACGGCAATTGATCATGTGTAGTCGATCATAGTACATTCCTACACTACTTGCCATGTCCACAATCTCTTTGGTGTCGTGGATTGTGTTGAACATTTCCTTAGGCACATTGTAGATGTTGCGAATGATGTGGCTGTAACTACGGCTATGAATGTTTGTTTCAAAGAATGTCCAGTTGTAGACCAGTGCTTCGAGTTCAGGCAATGATACCACTGGTGTAAAGATTTGACTTGGACCACGACCTTGTAAACTATCTAGTGCTGTTTGACGTAACAAGTTTGATGTAAAGATGTGCTTGACAGTATCCGACGCATCTTTAAAGTCTTGTGAGTCTTTGGTCAGGGAAATTTCTTCTGGTACCCAAAAAAATCCACGTGCTTCTTGCTCGTACTTGGCAATCTTGTTGTACTTGACTTCTTCAAAGCGTTGGATGGTAACCGGACCTGCTGGGTCCAGGAACATCTTACGATTGAGGTAGTCTGTTTTTGTTTTTAAATTGTATTGTGCTTGGCTCATTGTATTACCAGTGTCTAATTGTGTTGGCTATAATAAAGCCACAAGTTATAATATGTATTATAACCCAAAACGTTTTGAAGAACAAGGCTATTCGGGCTTCTTGCAGTGTCAAGATAGGCACATCAGGGCGATCATGATCTGATTCTCCCATCAAGTGTCCTGTAGCCCGGGCCCAGATTTTTTCAACGCTGTTCATAGTTTGCATGATTCGCAGTCTTCATCGAGATCAAAATCAATTTCATCCAACGGTGCGACTGCTTCATCTTCGGCCTTCATCTTACTGCCTGCTTTGTTGATCAGGCTGTAGTAGAATGTCTTCAGTCCCCAGTAATGTGCCTGCATCAAGTTCCGAGCAATCAGGGTTGTAGGAACTTTGCGATCAGCAAAGTGTGCCGGATTGTAAAATGTGTTTGTGCTGATACTTTGGTCAACATAGGCTGCCAACACCGCCGCTGTTTTCAAGTAACCATCGCAGTCCTTTTGTGCCCACATTTGTTGATATTTGTTTTTCAACTTGTGATACTCAGGCACAACCTGTGTAAGGCTGCCTGCTTTGGATTCTTTAACTGAGATTAAACTCATAGGCATTTCAATACCGTTGGTTGAGTTAATAACAACTGAACTAGACTCTACCGGGGCAATGGCCATTGATGTTGCATTGCGAACACCATAACTGCGCATCTCTGCACGTAGACTTTCCCAGTTCAGTTCTGGCGCAAAGTCTGCAAGTTCGTTCACACCTTTGGCACGTAGTTCCCAGGGAAAAACACCTTGGCCGTAGCGTGTTCGGTCTGAGTCTACACAACGACCACGTTCTTTGGCCAGTTCCACCGACATTTCTGTCAGGTAGTAGGCTTGATGTTCCATCCACGTCTTGACTTCAGCCAAGGAGTCTCGCTCTCCGTAGTTGAATCCACGTTTGGCGTGCCAGTAGGCAAGGTTGGTGACTCCGATTCCCAGTGGTCTGATTTCGTCGTTGGATAGTTTAGACTGGATGGAAAGAAAGTCTTGATAATCAAGAATGTTGTTGAGGCTACGATGCAGTATGCGACAAGCACGGCGCATGTCTTCTGGATTGCGGAACGCACCCCAATTGATTGAGCCCAAGGTGCAAAGTGCGATACGACCGCTATCGTCATCCAGACGTTTAAAGGACTTAGTAGGTAAAAGTATTTCACAGCAAAGATTACTCTGGTAAATGGTATGATATTCAGGATCAAACGGTCCTTGCTTCATCACGTTGTCAATGAACACAAGATAGATACGTCCTGTGTCTGTACGCTCTTTTAAGATGCCCGACTTGAACACTTCTTCTGCTGCCATAGTTTTTGTACGCAAGTCCTTGCGTTTTTCGTACTTGACATACAGTTCTTCAAACAGTTCAGTGTTTGAGTAGAAAGCTTCATACAGGTCTGGCACTTCGTTGGGATCAAAGAATGTTATTTGTTCTTTGTTTTTAAATCGTCTCCAGAAGAAAGCACTAAGCACAACCCCATAATCCATATGACGGACTCGGGTTTCTTCTGTTCCTTGGTTGTTTTTAAGTACAATAAGATCATCAAACTGATGATGCCAAATAGGATAGAATACAGTAGCACTTGCATTGCGGATACCTCCTTGTGAGCATGAGCGTAAGTCACCAAACCATTTTTTCAGGAATGGTATCATACCTGTGTGCATAATCTCACCACCACGTATGGGTGAACCTAGTGGACGTAGTCGTCCAATTTCTAAACCAATGCCTGCACGTTTGCTGGCATACTTGGCCATCATTTCTCCGCTAGCAAATATACTGTCCAAATCATCGTCACTGCGGATAAGTACGCAACTACTAAACTGTTTAGTAGGAGTCCCGAGACCAGCCAGCACAGGAGTAGCAAGAGTGAACAGGCCATCACTGGCTGCGTTGTAATATTCTTTGATATAACGCATGCGGGCTGCATTAGGTTCTTCTTTATGAAAGACTGTAGCGGCTGCCACCATGTATCTAACTTGTGGAGTTTCATATATTTCCTTTGTACTTCTGTTTTTTACCAAGTACTTCTCTATCAGTTGTTCTATGGCCGCATAACTGTACTGTTCGTCTTTGGAATGATCAATAATGTCATTCATTCGATTCCAGTCATCTTCTGTGTACCACTCCAGCAGTTCCGGAGTATACAAACCTGTGGCCACATTGGTTTTTACTATTTCGTATAGATGTGGCGGAGTGTAACTTCCGTATACATCTTTACGCAACATGCTTAGTCGTTGCTTGCCGGCCACAAACTGATAGTTGGTATGTCCTACATCGGGATTAGATTCAACATCAATTAAATCTACTATGGCCCGGAGGGTGATACCATCAATTTCTTTGGTGGTGATGCCGTCGTAAAAGTGCAGTTGAGCTTTGATCTCCACCATACTCTGACTGACATCTGCTATACCTTGACATATTTTTGCTATTTGTGATTGCCACTTTTCGATAGCAATGGGTTCACGGCGCCCACTGCGCTTTACTACTGTTATTGTTGACATCTGCTTCTCTTGTTATTTTTGTTACTGGTACTTCTCATTAACCTGTAATTGGGTTAATTTTTTTACTATTTTTGCTTCTGGATTGATATTTACGACAGTTGACTTGTCCCAATTCAGTATATATTTTGATTTGTCGACCAGGACTAAATTATGACCCGTTTTTGTTAAAACCAGTTCTGCAGAGTGTATATCCGCACGTTCCAACAAAGTTATAGTATACAGGATTCCCAGCCCGCGAGCAACCTCGCAGAATATATTGTCATCCAATAATTGCCAGGGATCAGGCCAATCTTCTCGATCGTCCCAGTGCAGGTGATATCCGGTCCACGGAGATGAGAACCACCAGGCATTAATGTCTTCCAGTGCTGCATCAATGGGCAGAGTTTTGGCTCGAGTGCGTAGTTGTGTCCAACTATCCAGCCGGGATTCAAATGTTG